CATGCAACGTGGGCACGCCTACCGCCGGAGGAGATGTATATATCCGCACTGCGGCCAATGCCAGTATTGAGGCTGGAGTGGTAGGAGGATTTGAAGCGGCAGCCGATGGGGATAATACGGTCAAGCTGACGAATGCAAAATGGGCAACCGGATTGATGGACGGGAACAATGTGGCGGAACTCTGCCTGCTGACCCGGAACAATCCTTAAAGAATAGGAGGAATAAAGACATGGGATTTCTTGATTTGAGTGGAAACGTAAGTCCGAATCTGGCTGCATCAGTGAACGCAGCCATGCTGGCGGGAGGCGGAAAAGCGTTATACGGCGGTGCCTATGATGCAGCTACCGCAGGCGGAATGGCATTTCTTGTCGGTGAATTGGAAAAGCTGGATCCGAAGATCCGTGAGCCGTTGACAGCTGTCACATGGCCCCGAGATGTACCGGTGAAGACCGGAGGCGGATGGGTGGATTACACCTCCATGTACAATGTCAATTACGGAACGGCCGGAGCCAATCATAACGGTGTCCAGGGAGGTTCTTCGACAGCCATTCCGACAGTCCAGGTTGACCTGTCCAAAGATATTTACAAAGTATTCACATGGATGAATGTCTTGAAAGTGGGGATGGTGGATCAAAACAAACTGCAGCAGATTGGCCGCAGTCTGGAAGATCTGCTTGATAAAGGTCTCAGACTGAATCACCAGAAGGCATTGGATGAAAACTGCTATACTGGATTTTCTGATTATGGAACAACAGGACTGATTAATAACCCAGCGATTACCACAGGTCTGGCAGCGGCTGCCGGGACAGGGAGTTCTACTGCATGGACAGCTAAAACAGCGGACCAGATTCTGGCCGATGTGAATACCGCCATGACAGATGCATGGGAGACATCGGAATATGATCTCCGCGGCATGCCGAATCATATCCTTCTGCCTCCGCAGCAGTATGCCTACTTGGTCAATCAGAAAGTGTCAGAAGCGGGGAATGTATCTATCCTTGAATATCTGCTGAAAAATAACATTGGTGTGAATCAGGGAGTGGACCTGGCTATTGTTCCCTGCCGGTGGTGCATCGGTGCAGGTACATCCGGGAAAGACCGTATGGTTCTCTATAACAACGATGAGGACATGCTGTATTTTGATATGACAGTGCCGCTGACCCGGGCCATGACACAGCCATCTGTGGGAGATGCGGCTTATCTGACACTGTATGCGGCGCAGTTCGGCCAGGTGAAGTTCTCTTTCACACAGCCGGTACGCTATGTTGACGGTATTTAACGGGGAGGAGATCCTATGCAGATTTTATCTAAAAAACGCTTCCAGTTCGGTTCTGGGAGCACCAAATTTGTGACGGCAGGGGGCATGGTCATTGAGACCGCCCCTGATTGGATTACGAAAGATCCGCTGTATGCGTTGGCAGAAGCAGACGGAGACATTACAGTCATTCAGCCTGCAGCTTCCGCAGCGGGTTTTTCAGGAAAAGATGAAGGAGTTAAGACGGATTCCAGTTCTGCTGAAGATAAAGCACAGACTGAGACAGTTAAATCTGACACGGCGGAAAAAGGAGTTTCACGGAAGGGGAATTGAGGTGATGACTGATGCCGGATGCATCAAACATAGTAGGTGGTGTAAATCCGTCCTATACCATTGATGATTTTCTGTCCATGTATCCGCAGTTTACGGAAAATGTCCCTGATGCAGCGGTATCGGCTTATTTAGACTATGCCCATACTTGTCTGAAATATGATCGGTATAAGGGACACTGGAAGATCTGCATGGGTTTATTTATCGCCCATTTCCTCACACTGTATCTGCAGACACTGGGAGACGGCGCCTCTAGTGAAGCGTCTGATGTGGTATCGGCAGCGGAAGCTCATGGTGTAGTCGTATCAGAATCAGCCGGAGGAGTTTCCTACAGCCAGAATATCAACGTTGTGACGGATGATCTTAACGGATGGGCCCAGTGGAAATTGACACAGTTCGGAATTCAGTTTGCAAGTATCGCCCGGATGGTGGGGAAGGGAGGCATGTACATATGGTGACGGGATCTGTATCATCCAGAGACAACACAAAAACATTCAAAGATCTGATGAAGATCATTCAGAAAACCAGGGTGTTGGTGGGCATAACGGAAGAAACATCAACCCGGGAACACTCCGGAGACATTAACAATGCTGAACTTCTTTTTATTCATTCAAATGGAGTCCGTGCTCCATCTATGAGAGCGGATATGCAGCCGGATCTTGACGCAGGGAAAAAATACAGCAAAGCATATGCGCTGTATATCCAATCCCATGGATCACCGCTTTGGCAGTCTCCTCCGCGGCCGGTCCTGGAACCAGCTGTGGAAGCCAATAAAGAATCCATATCTACTAAGCTGAAAACAGCCTATAAGGCAGTTTTATCAGGCAATTCAGGTTATAGGGATAAGTATGAGGCAGCGGGACTTTTCGCCCAGAATAAAGCCAGAGATTGGTTTGCAGACTCCCGTAATGGATGGGCTCCGAATGCTCCAAAGACCATCGAGAGAAAAGGCAGTGACCGGCCATTGATTGATACAGGTGAAATGAGAAAGTCCATCACCTATGCAGTGAGGGACTGATCATGAGAATCAATGTGGGTCGTGTCATTCAATCACCTCATATGGTGCAGACCTATCAGGTGACCCGTACCTTTGGAAACTGGGTCAGGGGGGATTTTGTGGCCGGCAACCCTAAAGTATTTAAAGTCAGAGGCATTGTTACGGTATTATCCGCCAAAGAACTACAGTTTCTTCCGGAAGGAGACCGTGTGATGGGAACCATGGCTTTTTACAGCCGGGAAGAACTATATGTTACCCATTCCGGTGAAAATCCCGGTTTGAGCGACACGATTCTGTGGCATGGAAATCAATATAAAATCATTCAGACAAATCCATGGACGGATTATGGATATTACCAGAATATCGGAGTCAGAATGGAGGGCGTATGACGTTAGCGGATATAGAAAACCTGTTCTATGCCGATCTTATGACAGCACTAGGATATGATCCAGATAAAAATTATGGGAACAGCAGCCCGCCGGTCAGAAAATCCTGGCCAACGGGAGGAGCGCCTTCCTGGACAATTACGGAAAATGTGTTGTTCTTGAAAATATTTGATCAGCAGGGGCAGGATATCTCCATGCCGATTGACACGGTCATGGAAGACGATGGAGATGATCTGAAGGCTTATAAAGGGCAGACACGGGTGATTCGGATGAATCTGGTGGCGTATGGCCCTCATTGTTATGACAACCTGGTAACAGTCCGCCGGTATTATCAGACGGCAAAGAATTCATCTGTCCGGGCAGCGGGTATATACCTGATACCCGGGACTGATACACCGCAGCGCCTTCCGGAATTATTTTCCGGGCAGTGGTGGGATCGGGCTGATCTTGATCTGTATTTTAATGCACTGATGGAATGGGATGAAACAGTCAAGGCAATCAAGGAAGTTCCGGTTACTGTGGCTAAAAACTCACAGGGAGGAACAAAGCAGGACAGCAGTGATTTTGATGTAAAAAGGAGTGATGGAACGTGACAGTTAAATCGTTAAGTCTTGATTCGGTAGTTGATGTCCTTGTCAGTCTGAGCCTGAAATCAGCTACCAGAAAGGCATTTAATCTTGGACTGATTATTGGAAGCTCAACGAAAGCATCGGGAGAAACGACATCTCCGGTTATCCCGACAGCTGAGCGCGTCCGTATTTATACGGATACGGGTGATATGCTGAACGATGGGTTTACGGCTGACAGCGCTGAATATAAAGCAGCCCTGCTGTATTTTGCAGCCTCTCCCCTGTCTCCCCGGCGTCTGGCGGTGGGGTGCTGGGATAAAGGCAGTTCAGAAACCGCAGTAGCTGCTGTTCAGGCATGCCGGGAAGCAAACAGTGAATGGTATGCCGTCACTGTCTGCGGTGCAGTTAATTCGGATATAGAAGCCATCGCGGCTTATGTGGAATCGGCATCACCGACGACGGTATATTTCTATACAGTAACATCCGCCGATGTTTTATCCGTCACAGGAGAATCCACTGATATATTTATTGCATTGAAAGGGAAGCTCTATAAACGGAGCATAGGACAGTACTGCGGACAGGGAGATACACCGGATGCGGCAGCGGCAACAATGGGATATGCCATGGGAAATAATACATCTCTGGCCAATTCTGCCTATACTCTGGCTTACAAGACATTGACCGGGGTAACTCCTGACAGCCTGACAGAAACACAGTTGGAATACGTCAAGGGAAATAATGGAAATGTCTATATTCAGAGGGGCGGATACTACAATGTATTCGAGCAAGGATACATGGCCAATATGGACAGTTTTGATGAAGTCATCAATCTGGATATGCTGGCCAATGACATTCAGCTGAACGTGATGGATCTTCTCTATGGAAATCCTAAAATTCCCCAGACGGATGCCGGCATTACGCAGATTATCAATGTGATCAATCAGGCCTGTGATAAATATGTGAAAATTGGATTTGTGGCCCCGGGCACATGGAATGGATCAGCCATTTTAAATGATGATGGAAAAGGACTTGCCACCGGGGATACATTAACCAAAGGCTATCTGGTACTGTCGGAAAGTCTGTCCAGCCAGTCACAGGCAGACAGAGATGCACGGAAAGCGCCTCCTATCTACGTGGCGGTGAAACTGGCGGGAGCCGTGGAATTTGTGACGATTCAGGTCGATGTCAACCGCTGAGAAAGGAGTGATGAAATATGGCAAGAACAACAACCTACAGTTTTCTGGATATGACTGGAAGTCTGTCACATCCGACTATCGGTGATTATGTATTTACCGGGGAAGGCGTGGGACAGATTACAGTCGCCTACGCAACAGAACGGACAGCGCATGATGTCGCCGCAGACGGATCCGTCATGGTATCCAAAGTGGCGGGGAACAATGGAACGATTACTATTGAGTGCCAGCAGACAAGTGCCGTTCATAAATGGCTGCTTGCATGGTATAACGCATTGTGGGAACTTCCTACTTCAGAATGGGCGACAACAGCCATTATGATGAGAAACTCTTCTACAGGAGGCCATGAATACGCAACAGGCGTTTCTCCTCAGAAAATTGGAGATAAACCGTATCATGCCCAGGGCGCACGCGTGACGTGGGTACTCATGGCAGCGGATATTGTTTCAAGCCCTGTATGATTTTGGGGGCGGTTTTTACCGCCTCTTTTTTATTGATTTGTCAGGAGGAAATTATATGAAAGACCGGTATAAATTCATTGAATTAGATGGACAGAAATATAGAATTGAAAAGATGTCTGCCAGAACGGCACTGTATATTGGGTCCCAGCTGGCCATGGTACTTATGGGAGGAGCCAGTAAAGAACAGAGTATTAACTCAGAAGCGGTACAGTCAGCACTGAGTTCTCTTTCCAAAGAAACTTTTTTCGGTATTCTGAATGACTGTCTGAAAACGGTAAATAAGATTACGGAAGCCAACGGGGCCCAGATGCCGGAACCAGTTTTGAAAACAGATGGATCTTTTGTGGACCCGGATATGG